CCCCTGCAACTCTGCGAAGAACCTGCCAACGTCGTGGGGGAAGCTGATCGTGTCGTGAAACAAAACGACGCCATCAGGGTTGAGGAATGGCAGCCAAGTCGTGTAGTCGTTCTTGACCGCGTCGTAGGTGTGTAGGCCATCGATATGCAGTATATCAATCTTTTTTTCCCAGCGCTTGGCCACGTCGTCAAAGTAGCCTTTGATGAAGTATAGGTTTTTCATCTTCAACGTCGCCCGGAAGTGTTCGCGCAACCCCATGACGTGGTCGTAGGTGCTGCGCCTTCCTGCATGTTCGTCGCCCTCAAATGAATCAATGCCGTACACCTTGCCGTGACCAAGCACCGCAAAGCAAAAGGTCGAGAAGCCGTAGTCAACGCCAAGGTCGACGGTCACCTTCGGCTTAAGTGCATCAGTCAGGTGAATCGCGAAGTTGCCGTGTCCCTCCCACGCCGTAGGCTTGGCAAGGATCATCTGATAGAAGTGTTTGATTGCGTGCATGGCTCAAATTTACTACATGATCACGTACCTGCCTCCAGCGTTGGCTGATAGCTTGTTGAGCGCGACGTAACGCACCGCGTCAATGGCGTGGTTGTACCGGTCAATCGGCACACCAAGGGATGCGCCAGTCTTATCTGTGTCCCACGTGTAGTTGCGCAGTTCCTTGATGAGGTTCGTCGATTCGCGCGTGACAAATAGCGGCTGGCGCTTTAGTATGTCGATGCTGTTCCTGATGCTATCCGCGCCCTTCGTCGCCGGGTGGATGTTGAATCCAAGGCGATGCACCTCCTCAATGCTCTTGGGTTCAGCACTGTCTGCGATGATAGGCCACGACCTGCCGATGCCCAGCTTGCGTAGATGGTCCGCGATGTCTTGGTTTGTCAGGCCGTGATGGTATAGCAACTCATGCAGGAGGATAGCGCTGCCTCGCTTGTAGACCGCAACCACCGCCGTGGGATCGTTTGTGTATCCCCAGTCCAAGCCGATAGCTACCAGCTTATCGCCAGCAAAGTCGATGCCGTCGACCTGTTGCCAATCATCAAAGACCACGCCCTGCAATGATCCGACCTCACCCAAGCCGTAGACCTTCCACCAGTTCGCCCAGTACGTCGATGTCGCCGCCTTGACCTGCGCCGCTTCGATGTCGTCGCGGATTGTAGCTGGCAGCGCCTCGTTGTCGCGGTAGGTCAGCACGATCAACTCACTGTCTTGCTCTGCCAGTACCTCCGTGTGCGCCCAGAACTCCGACACCGGGTTAAAGTCAATGTAGATGGCTTCGCTGGTTCGGATTGCCAGCTGATGGTACGCCTCGAACTCGATGTTGTTCGCCTCGTTGATGTATAGCACTTGCCGCCGTGCGCCGCGTAGCTTCGCCTCCTGATCAGCGCTAAAGAACTCAATCGTGCTGCCGTTAGCGAAGGTGTAGGTCAGCAGCGTCTTGTTCCAGCCTTCATCACGCCAGCGGTTAGTCCACTGCATGACCTTGCCGAAGTCCTTCATTGCGCCACGTCGTAGGTGTGGGATTGATTCAGATACGACGCTGATCTCGGTCTTAGACTTGGCAGCTATGTGGATCAGGACTGCAAGTATCGCGTATGTTTTTCCTCCCCCGCTCGTTAAAGCGGGGGCAAGTATCCAGCGGATGTACCGCCCTGAATTATCTTCTTTCGGGCAGTCATCCGCCGTATGCGTTTTATCGCAGTTGTGTGCTTAAAGTCCATTTGTCTGCTTTAGCTTCTCTACATATACCGCCGCATCCATCAACTCCTCCTGCAAGTGTTGCAGCCACTGCATCAGCGTCAGGTCATCCCTCTCCATCGTTGTGCCGTACTTCTCCTTGCCCTTTTCTGCTCTTGTCCTAAGTTGGGCAACAACGGCTTCCGTGATTGCGTCAGTCATTGAATAGAGGCTGCTCGATTTTGACTTCGTTGTGGGTTTTCTCCGCCAAGCCGTTGAGCCGCTGCGTGATGCTGGCGTTATACTGTCCAACCATGCCTCCTTCAATTTGATCACGTCTTATAGCCTTGCGTATGCGGGTGCAGATAGCGAGATAGTCGTCGTATGCGTTGTTTGCGTTGCTAAAATAGTGGCTTAAATCTTGCGCTATACCCAAATCCGCAACGTACAGTTCAAAGCCTTCCATCGTCAGCGGTCGCTCGAGTTCTTCCCTGTCCTTCTTGCCGTCTTTGCCTACAAACACAAACTTGTAGCGCGGTTGGCTTTTAACCTCCTGCACATAAGCCAAGAACAACTCCCACATCCGCTCGGGTGTTTCAATGTACTTGCCGTTTCCCCTACTCGTTCCCATTACGCCTCCATGTTTGTAACGATGTCAATAATTTTTTCTACCACCGCGACCTTCGCGTGCATCGCGTTGGGTGCTGTGCTTTCCTCCAGTGAATCGAGGACATTTGACAGGTTTGTCAACAGATGTCCGCGATCCTGCCAGTCGAGTGCGCGCGCTTCCTGTTCGATTGTGATGTCGGGTTGTGTCTGCATGTCAATCTTCGTTTAGTTCACCTAATTCTCGTAGCTTGTTTCTGCTCCAGCCCAGTGCCGCCTTGCCGCCCCATAGCAGGTAGCTGATGTATCCACAGTCACTCGTGCTATCTGCGTTGTCGTAGTACGTTTCCGCCCTCGACAGGTAACTGTGCATTCGCTTGATCGTTTCAACGCTGATGCCCTCGCCCTTGGCCAGTTGCTGCGCTCTCACCTTGCCGGTCTGCGTCGCGCACTTGTTGCCGTTGCGTTCGTTCAACTCAATGCCGCGCTTGGCGTTGTTGCGCACCCCCTCGCCGTAGTCCGCGTAGGTGTCAGCAAATGCGCTACGGTCTGCCTCCCATTGCCTCGCGCAAACGAGGTAGCGCTGCTGCTGGCTTGGGAACTCGCTGGCAGTCTTGTCGTCACCCATGCATCGCTGGATGAAGTCGGTCTTGCTTTCTGATTCGCGTGGTGTAGGTAGTGGCATAGTAGTAAATATCATTCAGTCGCAAATCGTGCGCGTGCGTCCATTGCGTCAGCCATCATCTCCTGCAAGCGCGAAACGGCGCATGATCCACACCACCAGTTCGTCCGTCCGTAGCCGTTGGCGTTGGCCACGTTCTCCAGCATCGACACCTCGCCCGGTGATAGCGACATCGTCTGCGAGGCATAGTAGCCGTCGAGCTTGTGCTTCACTGAAAGCACCTGCATAGCTTCGTCAAGTGTCATTTCTCCGACAGTTTAATGATCAGCACCGTCAACCCGGCAGCGGATAGGCCGATAGGTATGGCAAGCATCCAAGGGAGGCTGGAGGCTGTGATAGTCAGAACTACGCCCCACCAAAAAGCAAGGCATGTTAGGCAGGTCAGCGGCTTGCACTTGGCATAGCGGTAGTACCACGCTGGCAGGACGTTATAGCGGTTCATCGCCAAGGAAGTCATAGTGCTCAAAAGCAAGATAGTAATCAGATCCAAGTTCATGTTTTAGTCTTTGTTTGCAGTTGTTGATGGTGTACGAAATTGATCGCCAAGGTATCTTGGTGTGGCGCTCGATGAGCTTCTTGTTGCCCAGTTCAAGCCATAGGAGGAATAGCTGTTTGTCGTATGGGTAGGCACCGGCTTTTGCCCAGCTATCCATAACTTCGAGCGCCCGGTTAAATATCGCATCAGGCCGCTGGTCATACGGTTCATCAGCTGCCTCCATCTGCTGATCGGCGATTTCTTCACGCAGTTCATTGTGTCGGAAGTCACGTTGAAATTTAGAGTTGCGACTTCGGTATAGGTTGATAGCCATGCGCACGACGTAGAAGTTGAGGTAGCCTCCAGCGTGCATTGCTTCGATCTTATCGGCTGGCTTTTCATATAATCGGATGACGAGTTCATGTTCAAGGTCAGGCGCAAGGTCAGGCGTAGCAAGCTGCCTCGCTATCTGCCGCAGCTTGCCGCTGGTGTAAAGCGTTAGTATGATCGTGCGTGCCTCCACATTGGTCGCAAATATACATAGTATCTTTTGGTCTGACGTTGTGAGGTTCGTGGCGCTTAATTTCTTTGAGCCAAGTGTACTTGTTCATGGTCACCTGCAGGATGTAGATGACCTCCAATCCGTGGTGGACAGTTGAATAATGGCGGCGCATCAGCTTGGCTATCTCCATCAGCGTCAGCTTCATTTTATGGCGCATGAGGTAAATCAGGCAGTAGCGCGCCTCCGCAACATCGCGGTGGCGGTCTTGGCTCTGCATCTTACGCAGGCCAACGCCTGTGCGCTTGGTCACCTGCTCGGCGTAGTAGTAAAACTCCTTTTGTCTGTTCATTGGTTGGTTGTTTATGCTCCTGATAAATCGATGCCTACGGCGCGGCAGAACTCCGCCTGCGACCTGATTATTTCGTAGCGGAAGCCGTGGCTTTCTACCAGCTGCTGCCATTGCTTCTGCGCGTCGCTTTGCCTGCCCTTAGCGACCTTGAACTCAAGGAAGGTGACAGGGTTGCTTAGGTATGTCATATCAGCGACACCTGCGACCATGCCCATCCCTTTCAGGATTGCGCCCTGTATCGCATTGGCGGCGTTGTTGTGGTTGAGGTAAAGTAAGCCGTATTCACGCGGCTTGAGTTTGCAGAATAGCTTGAAGCAGGCTTTCTGCAGGTTCGCTTCAGAATGGGATGCCATCTTTGTCTTCGGATTGATAGAACTGATTGCGCGGGTACTGATAGACCGATTGAACCTCGGCGAAGGTTGTGTAAATATCGATGAATTTCAGTTTACATTCACCAACCATGCCGTTGCGGTTCTTGGCGATTATGACCTCCGTGCTGTCATCCTCCAACTCTTTGTCATAGTACTTTGGCCGGTGCAGGAATGTCACCGTGTCAGCGTTCTGCTCAATACCTCCGCTGCTGCGTAGGTCTGAAAGCATCGGACGCTTGTTAGCCCTGCTTTCATTGGCGCGCGACAGCTGGCTCATCACGACCATTGGTAGCCTGTGTGCCTTGGCGATGATCTTCAAGTCGCGGGTTAGGTCTTCGAAGAACTGGTTCTGGTTAGCGATGTGCGCAGGTATGGATGGCGTTATGATCTGCAGGTAGTCGACGAACACGACCTCGGCGTTGGTGCGCTGGATGTAGCTTTTGATTTTACCAATGCGCATGTCGCCGTCATCAACTACGGTCATCGGCAGCTTGGCTATTTCGTCGCAGGTCTTAAAAAGCTTATCGACCTGCTGATCCGACAGCCTGGCAGGTGTCTTGAGGATCATCGTGTTGTGAACTTCGGCCAGTTGGGATAGCATGCGCACGACCAGCTCTTCGTCGCTCATTTCAAGCGACAGGAACAACACACGCTTTCCTGCCTTCGCCATGTTGACGGCCAGCGACAGGCTGAATGCGGTCTTGCCCATTGCAGGCCGCGCGGCTATGATGTTAAGCGTGGAAGGCATTAGGTAGCCCAGTACGTTGTCAACGGATGAGTACCCGGTGCTTATGCCTGCCTCTGCCCTGCCTTCGCGTTTGTCTATCAGCTTAGTCATCACCGCTGATGCGGTGCGCTTCAGCGTTGGCAGCTGGTTTCCGGTTAGCATGGCGTCGAGCGCTTCGAGGTTCGAGGTGTGCAACTGCATAATCTCCAGCGATGACATGGTGTTTTGCTTCAGGTGTTCGTTGGCGTCGAGTAGCGCCTGTCGCAACTTGCGCTTCACCCAGTCCTCGCAGTGATCCACGAGGTGCGTTGTCAGGTGCGCGTGGCCTGCCGCCTTCATGTCGATCTCGGTGAGGCGTAACGCCATGTCCTTGGGGAAGCGCTGATCCTTCTTGCAGGCAATCGCCAGCGTCATGATGTCGACTGGCTTGTTGTCGATGTATAGCTGTTGCATCACCTGGAACAGCTGCTGCATTGTGCTGTCGTCGAAGAAGTCGACCTTGTTTTCGATGAACGCAATCCCCTCCGCGAGTGCGTTGCGGTCTTGCATCATGATGCCTATGATCGTCGTGTCGCTCATTCTACAGGAGGTTTACCAAGCTTGCGGCGGACTTCGTTCTCGTAGGCAATGGGGTCTTCCCACGCCTGCTTCTTCGGAATCGGCTTGACGTCTTGGTGTCGCACCCAGTTGCTGAAGTGGCGCTTGTACTCGGTAACGTTTGGGTGTTGCTTGTCGATTGACTTGAGGTAGTTTTCAAAGTAAAGCATGAGCCGTACGATTTCCTCTTTCGTTGTTTTCATTTGAACTGCAAATAATTCGACGGCGGCTTCATCTTCTTCAATTCTGTAATTCTTTAATTCCTCAATTCTTTCATTCTTTAATTCCTCAATTCTTTCATTCTTTAATTCTTTAATTCTTACGCTTCCGTCTTGCTTGTCGTTTGCTTCCGTTTTGCTTCCGTTTTGCTTCTGTTTTGCTTTCTTGCCGTTCTCATACCGCTTGTTGTTTGCTTCTATAATCGGCTTGATTAGCTTCCAGTATGACCGTGCAAGCGGTGTTATCTCCGCTGGTTCCTCTTGGTTGAGGCCGTAGAATGTGATGGCCTTAAAAAGCTCCAGCATGATTTCATCGGGCAGTTCTTCGATGGCTTCGTACCAACTTCGGTAGAATACAAATCCGTGTTTCATGACCTTAAAATTGAAAGATTAGCGGTTTTTGTAACTGCTCTTAGCTTGCAATGTTTGTTGTGAAATTCAACAAAATCAGAATTAGTATCAGTGCATGTAAAAAGCGTAATTAGACATTTGTCTTCATGTCTATTGATTTTTCTATACAAATCATCAATGCATTTATCTTGCATCCATAATTCAAACATTTGTTGAAAACTTAAATCATAGTGATCTATGTGAGTGTTGTCTCTGGTCAATATTTCACCAGTAATAGGGCAGGTGCTTACGTTGTATTGTACGTTTTCTTCTTTGTACTTCTGAATTATACTGCGTATTGCATATCTACAAGCCATTTTAATTTGCATCAGTGGAGTTCTGGCGCTTATGCAATGAACGTAGCTTATGTCAGTTCCTGAACCATCTATCCTGTTTAGGAAGAAGTATTTTTTGCCATACATGTCTTTTTTAATAGCAATACTTTTTATACCGCATCCTTTTTTTAGTTCCCATTCAGTATGGCAGCTAAAAAGGTTCAGTAAAAACTCAAAATGTTCTTGATTATTAATTACTTCATTAAAGTCGTACGCACTGGCAATTGCTCTGCACTTTTCGGTTAATTCTTTTTTTGTCATAATGTTTTTGGTTATTGTAGAAAAAAAAGCCCCGACTGGTCGTAGCAGTCGGGGCAGGCCAAGGTAGCGGCTTTGCTTACGTTCACAAGCGGCTACGACCTCGCTGGCAAACTCTATCACAAATATACAACATTAAGTCATATTACGACCTCGCCGGTCGTGTTCATCCGCGACCTTTCGCATCGCGTCAATGACCGAGTTATCCATGTACGTTGCGGCAATCGCAAGGTCGTAAAACAACTCCACCAGTTCAGTAGCAGTGAGTTCGCTGTCGTCACTTTCAATGCTGATGCGCTTGCCATCGATTTGCAGGCTTAGCTTTAATCCAAGGTCAGAATGGGAGGTGTCATTTTTTTTCATTCGTTTAGTTTATGATTGTATTTATGAGTTGAATCCTTTGGCCTATCCAGCGCATCACCGGGACCGCCATTGAGTTGCCACAGGCCTTGTACCTTGGTCCATCAGGGCATTGGTCAGCAGGTTTGTTGCGGTATGGAATCTTTGTCCAGTCATCCTGGAATCCCTGCAACCTTTCGCATTCCTTTGGTGTCAGCCTACGGATGGCCATTGTGTGCTGAACAGCGTGCGGTCCTTTGGCCACCAACGATGACATCGTTTGTCCTTCTTCAATCCTCGGCTCGTATTGAGCGTTCTGCCCTTGATTAAAAGCGGCTCTATCAATGATGGTGGGATTTTCCACGGCAATTGGTTGAGCGACTGCGTGTTTATCTGCTTTGGTGAGCGTGTTCATGACATCCCCCTCATTGCCTATGCCAAGGCCATTCCCTTTTCCATCTTGTTTGTCCCCTCTCTTACCTTGAAATCGTGTGGCTTGATCATGAATTAGAATCGGTTGAGCGACTGCGTGAGAGTGCGCTTTTGTTAGCGTAGGACATGGGTCATTTGGATTACCTATGCCAATACCCATTCTTGGATTTAATTCATCCGATGGCCTTCCCATTACAGTCATTGTGTTTATTGGTATGGGTTGAGCGACTAATGGTTCGTGACCATGTGTTTCCCTTCTTAATGTACCACAAACGCCATCCTCAATAACCCTCATAACTGAACCGCCTTGATCGTCCAACATGATGGGTTGAGCGACTTGCTTTACTTCTATTGCAAAACCTCTACCCGACTCAAGGTCATCGTTTCCAATTCCCTTGTAATCCCTTTGCCCTAAAGTCCCAATGGTTTCTCTTCCGTAAGGGCTTGCCTCTCCAACGCATCCTTCAGCATCGGTGGAAGTTTCTTTCCCCTTCTTTCGGCTCGGTTTAGAATCCCTTGACAGGCTTTCGCGCTCAAATAGTACCGCTGCGGCAGGTCGCCAGTCTCCAAGGTATCCGATAACAAACACTCTTCTGCGTCTTTGTGCGACTCCGAAGTGTTGAGCGTCAAGAACCCGGTAGGCGAACCCATACCCGAGTTCCCCCAACGCCCCGAGGAAGGTGCCAAAATCCTTTCCTCCATTACTTGACAACACGCCGGGGACATTTTCCCAGACAATCCACCTTGGCTTTTTTGCGTCAGCCAATGAGAGAAAGGTGAGCATAAGGTTTCCTCGTGGGTCAGCAAGTCCTCCTCGAAGGCCAGCCACGCTGAAGGACTGGCATGGTGTTCCTCCGACCAAAAGGTCAATTGAACTGGCTCTGAATGTTTCATTTTGTTTCAGTTTAGTCATGTCCCCCAAATTTGGCACAGTGGGGTATCTGTACTTCAGAACTTCTGAAGGGAAGTGTTCAATCTCGCTGAACCATTGGGCTGTAAATCCCAATGGCTCAAACGCAACTGAAGCAGCTTCAATGCCTGAACAAACGCTACCGAATTTCAAAACGGCAAATCATTTGAAGGTTGCAAATGCGATTCCGCCTTCGGCTTGCCAGCGTAGTAGTCCGCGCTGTTCGGCGATGGCTGCTGCTTGACCTGCACGTTGCCGGCCAAGAACTCGCCCTTAGCGCCCTGCTTGCGCCACAGCGCGACTTGGTACTCAACGCCGTTAAGCAGTAGGTTGCCCTTCCACGAGGGAGCGTTGGCGTTGTCTGATTGGTTGGTGAAGACGCTGATGTCGCCGTCTTTTTTTTGGTATGTACTCATAGTTGGTTTGGGTTTATAAATTTTTTGGGTTTAAGGTTGTAAAGATAATGGTGGTTCTTGCCATTCTTCGCACTCGTTCTCAAAGGCTGCGTCGTGGAAGAAGTCGAGCGGTGTCTGATCCAGCCACGCCTGCGCGCTTTCTGCTTCGCTGTCGGTCATGACGGCTTTCTTCCATTCAAATAGCACTGGTGCAACTTCACCGACTTTGACTTCGGGTGTGGCAATGTCAAGTTTTATGTACTTGAAACTTGACACCCACGCGTCAATGACGTCGATGCTGCCAGCATGTTCGTTGCCCCAATCGTGCGCCTCATATTCGATGTGGATTATTGGTTCAATGAAGCCGCCGTTGTGCGGGATTGGGTAGTAGTGTTTGAAGGATCGTTCTCTTGTCATAGGTTGGGTTGGTTTAGGTGTTGGTTTACTTTTTCGATAATTAATTCACCGATGTATTTTCGGCAAATGTCAGCGGTTTGCTGCTGATTGGCAGCGGCATCGGCAGCGTAAGCGGCAGCGTAAGCGGCAGCGGCAGCGGCGGCGGCATAGGTAGCGGCAGCGGCATAGGCAGCGGCAGCGGCATCGGCATCGGTAACGGCAGCGTAAGCGGCAGCGGCATAGGTATCTAATTCATCCCGCGTAGCTCTGCCCTCGCCAAAGGCTATGGCAACATCGACCGCTATTAAACTGCGCTCATCACTCATCAAATGACGCACAGTGTTGGCGCAATGACCCTTGGCAAGGGTCAGCGGCTGTAATTCGACACCGCATTTTTTTGCTAGCCATAGCAGCCAATCGCCACGGTGACAATCAGTTACAACCTGTTCAATTGGTTTATCTCCAGCCCACTTTATTGCAGCAGCGCAGGCTTTTAATGATTCAAGGTATTGCTTAAAGGTCTTCATAGGTTGGTTGGGTTTAGTTTGGACATCATTGCGACGCACTTGGTGCGCTCTTCGGTCACGCCGAGGTTGTATGCATTCTGCATGTCTTGGAGTGCGCTCCGGTACGCCTCCGCCCAGACCGGGTAGAGACGCGCCGAAACTTCAGGCGATACATTTTGGAATAGCTGGCCAACGAGCGTCACGACCTTGCCCAGCTGCATGTTGTGGTGCGACAGCGACATCATCGCTTCGTCGCGTTCATATGGTGTCATAGTTTGATTAGTTTATATTTTACGCCATCGATTTCTATTACACTGTCTTCACAAGATTTGGGTCGTTTGTTTATGATTACACCATCTGAATCCTCAAAGTAGATTCTATTACCTTGAGAATCCCATTCTTGTTTTGCCCAATATCCATTTGAATTCTCAAAGTAAATTCTATTACCTTGAGAATCGTACTCCCATTTTGCCCAATATCCACCTGAATTCTCAAAGTAGATTAGATTGTTATCCTTGTCTAAGATTTCCAAGCCACCATTGGTCTCAAAGTCCCAGTTGATTTGTTGTGCTATTGTTTTCATCGGAATGTTACGGTTAATGTAGTTTTGGCAGGTTTCACTGGTACCACTGGCACGACTTCGCCAGTGTTGGGATCGACGATGGCGGCGGTGTCTGCCATCTTAAACGCGGTCTTGACTAACTCGTGCCGTGCTTTGAGGCGGTCTGCCAATTCAACGCAGACTGGATCTTGGTTAAAGTCCGGCACGTCGCGCGGCTCGCGTAGCTGAACGCTTGCGCCGTGAAATTTAAACTCGCCCTTGCCGTAGGTTGCGGCGGTGTCTTTGGCCAGTTCTTCAGTGCGCTCGATGATAGCCTCCAGCGCTTTCACAACCGCCTTGCAGCGGATGTGAACGGATAGCGGATCGACGTTGCCGTCCATGACTTCGGCGGTGACGTGGTTGACAAAGGCTTCGATCTCGGCCCTGTCAATGTTGGTGGGTAGCGTCAGCATTGGTCACCTCCTTGCAGTTTTGCGATGAACTG